CGCGTACAGCAGCCGCTGATGTCAGCGCGCCAGAAATACCGCTTCCAGCAGCGCCCAGCGCGCTGGCGATAGCCTGCTGACGCGCGGCTTCAGCTTGCTTCTGTTGAGCCACCAGCATGTCTTTCCGGGCCTTGTCTTCAGCCCTGGCCATGGCTTCAGCTTCAGCCAGCTGGCCAGCGCGCTGCTGTTGAATCTGGCGCTGGGTTCCAGCTTCAGCCATCTCTTGAAGGAAGATTTCACGCCCAGAAATAGGGCCGCCCAGTCCACGCGCGGCTGACTGCTGAAGCGCTGACGCTTCCAGCTGACGCTGGGCGGCTGCCTGTTCAGTCAGAAAACGGGTTTCCAGCGCGCCCCGTTGACTTTCCGTCAGGGATTCACCACGCTGAAGCCGCTTCTGAATGTCCGTCAGTTCCTGTTCTTCAGCTTTAGTCAGCCCCATCTTCTTAGCAGCGCGCGCGCCATAGATTCCCTGGCCAGCAGCCCCAGCAGCGCTGGCGCCAGCAGCTGCTAACAGTAGCGCTGTGGTGGTGGCGATAGGCATGACTTCCCCCCTTTACAGATAGAATACTTCCACATTCACACCCCAGTTCACCACACCCACGCGGCTGACCTGGCTGTGGAACGCCAGACCAAATGTCAGAAGCCCGTTTGTGGTGGACATCATCAGCGTTCCCTGTTTCTGGCCATATCCACCACCCTGGACATACGTTTCAGCCATGCCGATAGGATAGGTGGCGCTGATTCCATATTCCTGGTTCCGCTGTTCCTGGGAATATGCGCGATAGCTGCTGAACGCGCTGCTGACCTGGCCCACATAGGGCGCAATGAACACGGATCTGGAATCCTGGGCTACCTGATATGGCGCTGTGCTGTTGTCCTGACCCACTTCCATTTCCCACCAGTAGTGGAACAGCAAGCCGCCAGACCGTCTGATGTCAAGCTGGAAGGCAGTGTTTGGGATGGGCTGGAAGCTGTTCACTGACGGCTGGCCATTCCCTGTCAGGTATTTGGTGGCGAACGTCAGACGGATTTCAGCGCCACCAGCCCACTGGCCACCCTGATAGCCGCTGACGCCATGCTGGAGACCCTGGAAGGGAAGGTATTCTGGCGGCTGGATGTGGCGCGTCTGAATCCACTGGCTGGCTTCCAAGTCCCCAGCCACCACATCGGTGTGAAGGTAGACGCGTAGCGCTTCCAGATTCCCTTCACTGGCTGAACTGGTCAGAACCGTTCCAGTGGTGAATGTGGTGGGTGGTGTGTATGACATCGGTGTTCAGCGCCTTTTCTGGTGTCACAGGACTTTCAAATTAACTCTTTAGAATTACAAAGTCCTGTGACGGCTGGAAGGTTTGTTTCTTACTTGATTCTGACCACCATGGCGGACAATGAACCCCCATTGTAGTCCAGCCGCGCGCTGGGGCTGACTGGGTCATCCCTGACCAGCCAGTTCACCCCAGCATTGTTCAAGCTGTGACAGACGCCAGTGAACACCACACGCAGCCCATACACAGTCCTGGCGCCCAGTCCTTCATGGTAGTGCCACGCGCCAGAGACAGATGTCCAGCCCACATCCACAGTCAAACGGCTGTTGAACTCACCATTGACAGGGCCAGCAGCTGTTTCCAGAAACGCGTTCACCACGCTGGTGGACTCACACTGGGACAGCTGGTTTCCATTGTATGTGGCCACAGCATTGTTGAAATCTGACTGGCCTGTCACGTTGACCCAGTTTGTCAGGGTGGCGTCAGTGATGTCCCACTGAAGCCAGAAAGGCCAGCAAGTGACGCCAGTGGCCACATCAATGGTTCCACCACCCAGCTGGGGGAAGATATACTTTGACAGCGCGCCCACTGCTGTCCATGGTCTGACGCCTTCATAGTATGGACGCACAGACAAATCCCAGTAAACGCGTAGGATGTTGTCAGCGTTCAGTGTCCAGCCAGCGCCCAGCGCCAGGGGAGTGGGTGAGCCGCCACCGTCTGACACGATGTGGGGCGCTGCTGGTGTACCAGTCTGGCCGCTGACGGTGTTGACGGTGGAGTGTTTCCAGTCATTGTTTCCGATGACTGTCTGACCCATCTGTTCCAGCATGAATCCAGTTCTTTTCAGCTGACCCAGATCCACAGCCGCGTCCCTGACATTGAAGCCGTTCAGCGCTGCTGGCTGACTGTAGTCAGTGAAGCGGTCATTCAAATCTGTGGCGTCAACGGTCTGGCCGTCAGTGATGATGGGTCTGTTGATTCTGGCCATTATCTCCACCGTCCCAGCGCCAGATACCTGCTGTTCCAGATATGGCCTTGAAGTAGGTTTGTGTTCAGAAGTCCACTGACGTTCAGCGCACAATCTTCAGACTGTTCTGTCAGTCTGAACTGGAAGTCCACCGTCAGGTCACCTGGTGGAAGCTGCTGACAGCCTGTCACGCGCATGTGTTCATGGTAGGCCGTCCCACGCCGTTCCATGATGACCACCCCGTTCACCAGGATTCTGGCGCGCATATATGCAGGTGACCCAGGGCGCCCATCGTTAGCGCCCTTTGCAAAGATGTTCTGGACATATGCGTTGAACGTCCATTCAATGAACAGTGAACCGCCAGTGAATCCTTGAAGAAGCTGTGTCCCCACAGAAGTCCAGCCGCCAGCATGGACTTGGAATGTGGACGCTTCCCACATGTTGGCTGACACGCTGGTGTCTTTATCCACAGACTGTTCCCCACCTGTGGGAAAGTCTTTGTCATACCAGACCCTGTGAAGCGCGTAGTCAGCCAGGTTTGATTCATCCACACTGGCTGTGGGAAGCTGTGTCCTGTCCAGCGTGGTGATGCTGGACTGTTGTGACCTGAACTCATCATTGAATCCAGCTGGGCTGGTCAGATTCCCTGTGACCGCTTGACGCGTTGTCCACTTCTTCATCCCAACACCCCAGCAATGACGCGCGTTCCCTTGCTGTCAAACTCGTATTCCCAGCCCACCAGAACCAGGTCTTCAGTGGTCTGGATTTCAAAGCAGAACCACGCGGCTGACTGGTGAGCTACGCTGAAGCGTAGTGGAACCAGTCTGTCAGTCCGGTATGTGGCTGACCCCAGAATGGCTGAATCCAGCGTGGCCAGGGATGGCGCGTCTGGTGGCTGACATTTGTAGGTTCTTTCCAGAACTGGTGTCAGGCTGAAATCTTTGTAATGTCGCATCTGAACAGATGCTTCCCCAGTGGTCATCAGCCACAGCGTCACATACATGAACTGCTTCTGAACTTGACCATCACCAGCGCTGAACCACGCGGACCGATACACAGACGCTGGGGGGGGACCATACACCAGGGATTCACCGTCAGCCACTTTCCCTGTGACGCGCTTTCCACTGATGACAAACAGTCCACGCTGACTGTTTGGCGTGGTGTCTTCTGTCCCTGTGTTGTGTCCAAACACCAGCTGGCCGTCATACAGCGTGGTGATGGCGCCCACTGGAAAGCCCAGCCGCGTCGTCCATGGGCTGGCTTGCTGAATCTGTGGAAGCCTGTCCACATGTAACACCAGCCCTTCTGTGGGACGGTCTGACCCATCCATGGGAAGGTACAGATGATATTCCCTGTGAAGTTCACTGTACGCGCTGACAGCCCTGGGATGACAGTCTGGGGTGATTCTTTGAATGAAGTCATCCTGGGCTGTGGTCAAGTTCACCACATCGTTCACAGCGCCACCAGTCAGACCACCAGTGATGGCATACACTCCGTCCAGACCCAGGAAGATGACGCCCAGTCCTGGAATGGTTTGGATGCTGTGGGGCGCTCGACATGTGACGCTGTGGCTGATGGTGGACACAGTGAAGCCGCTGGCGTAGCTACCCTGCACCACATCAATGCTGTTTTCCCTGAACACATACAGCGCTGTGTAATGGGCGAACAGCGCTGTAATACCGCCACCATGACTGGCCAGTTCAATGAACTGGTCAGCTGGGAACTGTTCTATCAGTCCAGCTGTGGAGTAATACAGCGTCCTGGAATCATCTATTCCACCGTCAAGCCACAGACAGCCGCTGAACAAAGCGCTGAAGCGCGCGCGTGGTGCTGGTAGTGGGCCAGTGGGGATGTCTGGCGCTGGCTGACCCAGACTGGCTGTCAGCGTGGCGTCAAAGAACAGGTCTTCCACATTGTTTCTGATGATGTCGATCAGATACAGCGTGGTGTCCCCAGCTGCTGTGTAGTCGTCAGAATAGTTCGTGGTTCGATACAGCTTCCTGGCCACAGTCCCTGTGGGACCTGTGGGGATGTCCAGCGCCACAGCATGACGCATCCCTTCAGCGTCAGCTTGTAGCGCCCAGCGTACAGATGACAACGCTGAAGACGGCCCTTCACTTCCAGTGTCTGTGATGAAGCTGACGGCGTATCCAAAGATGGAAGATTTGTCCCCATCCTGGCCGCCCACATTGTTGGCAAACCCCAGACCCCAGCGGCCACCAGCTGGGATGGCGTTTCCATCAGATGGACACCACAGTGTAACGGCGCCCGCTCCACTGGCTGTGGGTGGCGTTGCAAACGGTGGGACGGGATAGGGCTTGACGTTTCTGGGCATGACTGGTGGTGGTACACCGTCAAACCCCAGTGGACGTATGCAGCGTCTGATACTGGCTGTGGATTCAGTGGTATCACCCAGCGGCCATGGCTTCACAATGACTGGTCTGTTCACGCCGTTGGTGATGATGGTTCCATAGCTGGTGTCGGTGTACCACGCCCCAGCTTCAGTGGGCGTGGGAACATGTCTATCACTGGCCAGTGTCAGCAGCGCCATCCCACCGTTGGCTTCATACAACAGACGCAGGAAACCAGATTCTTCAAACAGGATGACCTGGCGCGCTCCACCAGCCAGACCCTGGCGCGCGTGAATGCTGGTGATGGGGCCACATGTGCTGAACGGTGTCCATGTGTTCTGTCCCACATGGTACGGTTCATATCCAACCCTGGAAGACCAGCCGCCAGTCTGACGATCAACACACCAGTTTTGAATCTGACCAGCGTTCTGGGGCGCTTGTTCCAGTTTGGTTTCAAGCCCACCAGCTGTGGGCACCTGGTACACTTGACCTTTCATGGCGTGAACACCAGCTTCCCGAATGGGTTCCTGACGTATTTGTATCCAGCTGTGGGTGACCCTTTGATGATGCGTCTGGGAACCATCTGAAGAAAACGCGCTTCCATACCCTGGAACAGAACCTGTTTCTTCCTGGCGTATACCTGGGACA